CAAGATGATATGCCAAGAAGTAAAGAGGAATTGGATGCTTTCAATAAATACTACGACACCGATTTAACAATGGAAGATTTTCAAAAATGACACCTCAAGAACAGTTAAGAAAGTTTAGAGAAAGTCAATTATCTCCACAAGAAAGACTTAAAAAGTTTCGCGCTCAATCAGAAAGAAATCCTTTTGGTGTCGATAGAGCTAAATCATTTGATCAATTAGATGCTGATTCTACAGGTGAAGATAGAGGAAATTTTGATTACAAGACAGGTGCTAAAGCAGGTATTCGTGCTGCTTTATCTTTTATGGAAACGCCAGAAGAAAAAGAAAACTTATTAAAACAAAAAGTTGGATCTTCTGGTTTTACAAAAGATTCCAAAGGCAGGTTGGCTTTAACACCAGAGGGTCAAAAGAAACTGGGTTACGATCCAATTAGTAAAAATTTAATTATAGAAGAAGAAGGTTTTCGTCTTGGTCGTGATTTAGCTGATGTAGCAGGTTTGGCTCCAGAAACTATTGGTTCTGTAATTGGTGGTATAATTGGTATGCCCACTCTTATTGGTGGCGCTCTGGGTGCAGCAGGAGGAGCTGCAGCAGGTCAGTTTGCTGAAGAAGGTATTGAAAAACTACTTGGTCTGCAAAAGCAGACAGGTCTTGAGGTTGTAAAAGATGCTGCAACCGAAGCTGCTATAGCAGGTACTGTTGACTTTGTTACTATGGGAACTTTTAAGGCTGGTAGAGCTTTGATATCAGGTGCGGGTAAAGGAGCAAGTGCAGCAGCTCGTGCAATGGGTCAAGGCGAAAGGCAGCTAGGGCAGGCACAGGCAGATCAAGCATTAAGAATTATGGATGAAGGTGGTATGCCAAGTTATGAAGCAGCAGGAATGCCAGCAGCTTTATCTAGAGCATCACAAATTGCAGAAGCTATATCAGGAAAAGAAAAAAGAGCAGTGCAAAATGTTTTGTTTGCTATGAATAAAAAAGATAACTTATTACGCGATGCAGGAATTTTAGATGTAGACGGCAACATAGTAGCAGGCGCAACTGTAGATGATTTATCTAAAATTATAGCAGACGCTGCGCCATCTAAAGCAGCGCAACTGCAAAAAGCATTAGATGATGCTCAAAAAGCTCACATGGATGCGATTGATGAAACAGTTTCATTATTAACTAAATCAACAAAAGAAGGCACAGAAATTGATGATTCTGTTCTTTCTGTGTTGATGAATAACTATGATGAGTTTGCAAAAGGGGCTAATGTTTCATACAAACTTGTTGATGATAAGCTTGCAGAAATTACTGGACCTTTAAGTGTAAATGGAAGAACTATTCAAGTCGAGGGCGGCGAACTTCCAATCTTTGATATATCTGCTTTAAAAACAAGGTTTGATGACATCATTGATAGTAAATATGGTGGAGCTTCATCTGTTGCACCTGAACAGTTTACGGAAATTGGAAGACAAATTAGTGAATTAGTTTCCAAAGGCGCAGTAGAAGGTAAAACTACCTTTAATGGTTTGCGTGGATTAAGAAAAAATATTCAAGATACATTAATGGACCCACGTTTAAGCATCTCAGATACCACTCCCCGTAGATTGCTTGTCGATATGAGAAATAATGTTGATAATATGCTAATGGGAAATGTTAAATTAACTGGTGTTGGTGGAAAAGCTAACGCTAGTAAAATGCGTGAAGCCATGAATTTATTGCAAGATGCCAACAAAGCATATCGTGCAGAAATGCGTATGTTTAATAGATTAGAAAATTTAGGTATTGTTAGAAATTTTGGCGAACCCGGAGTTAATGTAAAATTAGAAGTTGGTCGTAATTACGATAAAATTATTCAAAGTCCAGCTCGTATAGAAGCTGCATTAAATGCAGCTAAAGGACAAAAAGAAGTTGTTCGTCAAGATTTGGCAAAACGTTATCTTGATGAAGCACTGTTAGATTCTAATAAAGACTTTGGTGATCCAACAAAATTTAATGGTGTTCAATTCTACGGTAAGATTAAACGTATGAATAAAGATAAAACAGGCAAGTTATTATTCGGTGAACAATGGCCTGAAGTGCAAAATTTAGCACGTTCTTTAGCATATAGCGGTGTAAAAAAAATTGATGATACTACTTTAAACAAAATTGTATCACAAAACCCAAACGCAGGAATAGTAAATACTCTTCGCAGTGTTCGTGATGCGCAGGTTGGATTAGAAGAAGCAGCGCAATCTAGCATATTAAAAAGATTAAACGAAGGTAAGTTAGATCCTGAAGAAGCGGCAGCAGCTATTACAAATCCAAATATAACTCGCGCTCAAATTAATAAAATAATGAAGTTTTTTGAGGATAGTCCAGAAGCTCAAGAAACATTAAGACGAACAATTGTAAACGATATTCTTGGATCAGTTGATGAAGATATATTTATTAATGAAAAAGCTGCGTACTCTCTTCGAAACGCTTTAGACTCTTATAAACCTGAAATGCTTAAAAAAGTTTTAGGTGATCAGGCTGTAAAAGATATAAAACAATTATCAGATGATTTAGTTTTCTTGCGAGATACTGGAGCAAAAGGCGCTGGTTCACTAGCCGCTGACGCTATTCGAACAGGGCAATTTACAAACCCAATGAAAAACTTACCAAAAGCAGCTAGATTTCGTGCTTTAAATCATATGTTGAATAATCCTACTGTTATGCGCCGTGCGTTAGAAGTAAAAGCAGGAAGATCCACTCCTCAAGCAGCAGCACAAAGCTTAACTCAAGCTCTTAGCGAATCAGCCGCTCAAGCGGGTGGAAGAGGTGTATCTATAGGTGATAGAGCTAAAGGTGTAGCCAAAGGAGTTGGAGCTACTCTTGGGGCAATAAATAGAGGGAACGTAGCTGCTCGTCAGGGGGCTGCACAACTTCTTACAAGTCCTCAACAAGTTCGTGGAACTGTTCCAGAGCAGCCAGCCACAACCCGAACAAGTGTTCCAAAAGTTTTGCCTCCGGTAAATGTAGAAGATCTTCAAATAACTAGAAGAATAAACCCAGCCGTTCTTCAACGACAGGCAAATTTAAGAGAAAGGGCTAAAAGAAACCCATACATTGCATCTACATTGCTTGGCGGTCTAGGAAGTGCAGGGTTGCTTTAGTCTTCGATAACGGCGCTTAGTCCGCCAGAAACAGATCGTATCGGCTCGTGAGGCGGTATAAACCCCTGTTTGTCATAAGCATCGTCAACAATCAAAGAAAGTTGTTGCGAAATGTTCCTACGCTTTTTTTGCGACATTTGAACTATTTTCTTATAAGTGTCTACAGAAACACTTATAGACTTGTATTTAGTAGTTGCAGGCACTAGCATAACTCCCATAATGTACTCGAAACCAAGATATAATCCCAAGTTAAAAAGGTCAAGACCAAAATACGGTAACAAAAAAACCACCGTGCATGGCATTACGTTTGACTCAAAGTGGGAATCAGAACGTTATCTCTATTTAAAGTCACTTGAAAAAGCAGAACGAATCAAAGATCTGGAGCTACAGCCGCGTTACAATATCATGGTCAACGATCAAAAAATCTGTGCATATATAGCCGACTTTAAATATAATAAAGAGAACGCTGATGGTATTTGGGAGCATATTGTCGAAGATGCTAAAGGCGTAGAAACCCCTGAATTTAAACTAAAAAAGAAGCTGATGAAGGCTGTTTTCGATATAGATATATATTTATCTAAAAAAAGTTCTTGACTGATTTCCCATACTTTGCCATATGTAAGGCTCTAGAAAATTTAAAGTGGGAGTTTGCCAATGAGCAACGCATTACTTGAGCGCAGGGAAGAACTGCGTACTGTCATCTCCGAGCTTAAAGAAGAGCTTGCAGATGTAAATGAACAAATCCAAGATACTTGGCTACAACAGGTTCGTGATGCTTTACGAGCCGATGGTAAGGATTTTGGTACAACTACAATCGTATCTAATAATAAAAAGTTTAAGGCTACGGTTCGTAAGAAAGTGACTTGGGATCAGGACTTACTGCGTCAGCAATTAAATTCTATGTCACCAGAAAATGCGCAACACTATGGAAAGATTGTTTTTTCTGTAGAAGAGCGCAAATACACAGCCGCTCCACCAGAGATTAAACAACAGCTTGAAGACTGTAGAACGGTAGAGCTTGGCAGTTTCTCATTCGAAGAGGATAGATAAATGGGTCTACAAATCATAACAGCCGAACAACGGCTTGCAGAAAAACGCGGTCATAAGATCGTAGTATGCGGATCTAGCGGTGTTGGTAAAACAACATTAGCCACAACGCTTGATCCAAAATCAACACTGTTCATGGATCTTGAAGCAGGGGATGCCGCAATCGAAGGCTTTCCTATTGACGTTATTCGTCCACAAACGTGGAGTGAGTGTCGTGACTTTGCTTGTTATCTTGGCGGTGGTAATCCATCACTGCATGAAGATCAGTGCTATAGTCAGGCGCACTATGATAGTGTTTGTCAGATGTATGGTGATCCAGAAGTAAATCTTAAAAACTATCAAACGCTATTTATCGACTCAATTACAGTCGCAGGGCGTTTGTGTTTTCAGTGGTGTCAGCAACAGCCAGAGTCAAGATCTGACAGAACTGGCAAGCTAGATACTCGTGCAGCTTATGGTATGCACGGACGCGAAATGATGGCGTGGCTTACACACCTACAACATATTCGTGATAAGAACGTAATCTTTGTCGGTATCCTAGACGAATACACTGACGATTATGGGCGCAAGCAATATGCGCTTCAGATCGAAGGTTCCAAAACTGGCAAAGAATTACCGGGCATCGTGGACGAAATGATTACGATGGCAGTGTTGGGAGGCGAGAACGGTGCCTTTCGTGCTTTTGTTTGCGATGCTTTAAATCAATGGGGCTATCCTGCAAAGGATCGCTCTGGTAGGCTCGATACACTTGAAGAGCCACATCTTGGTAAACTTATTGAGAAAATGGGTAGTGGGGGTAACACAGAGAGAAAGTTAAACTTTGTGAACCCCAATGAACAAACTTTAGCAGAAGGAAAAGAAAATGCTGAATCTAAATAATGCAGCGGTGTCAGAGGCACCAACACAAACACGAACACTTATCCCTAACGGTACGGTTTGTCGTGCAATCATTCTAGTCAAAATGGGTGACACAGAGATCCCAGAGTTTGGCAACGGTATGTGGTTCAAAAAGTCAGCCAATACAAGTGCTAAATGGATGGAGCTAGAGTTCACAGTTGTTGGCGGTGAGCATGATAAACGTAAGTTCTGGCATCGTATCTTTGTCGATGGCGACAAGATGGGCGCAAGTGGTATTCCACTAGCAAAAGAGATTGGTTTGTCTACGCTTCGATCAATTATCGAAAGTGCAAACAGTATTGATCCATCTGATATGTCAGAGGCTGCGGTGCAAAGACGCAACATTGGTGGCGTTAATGACTTGAGTGGGATGGAGATTTGCGCTAAAGTCGGAATTGAAAAAGGCACAGCAGGCTATGAGGATAAGAATAAACTCATGGCAGCAGTAACACCGAACCAGAAAGATTTTATCCCTTCTGGACAGGCACCGATGGCGCAAGCACCTGCGGCTCAACCGCAACAGGCAGCGCAACCTACATCGGGTGCAGTTCCCAGTTGGGCTAACAAGTAATCTAGCGGCACAGGTTTTTTCCACACCTGCTAGACCTCGCATAGGGGGGGCGAGGGTCCAAAACCCCCCTCCATCTAGACTAAGAAGTGGATTCGGATATGTTACTGCGCCCCTATCAAGAGGCCGCTATAAATGATGCTTGCAAGGCATTAGATAAGCACAAAAACACAATCGTTGTTGCGCCCACAGGGGCAGGTAAAACGATCATGTTGTCTGCGCTTGTTGGCGAAAGATTCAAAAAAGGTCAAAGAGTTCTTGTCATGCAGCACAGGGACGAGCTTGTTGATCAAAACAAATCAAAGTTTGAGAGAATAAATCCGTATATCACAACAAGCATTGTGAACGGATCAATGAAGGACTGGAGCGGGAATACTGTATTCTCTATGGTTCAAACGATTTCTCGTGACAATAATCTTATGGATCGCCCCAAGTTCGATATGTTGGTAATTGATGAAAGCCACCATGCAGCAGCAGATACATATTTAAAAGTTATCAACACAGTTAAAGAAGACAATCCAAAAGCAGAGATTGTGGGCTTTACTGCTACGCCTAACAGGGGCGATGGAAAAGGACTGCGAAAAGTATTCAATAACTGTTCGCACCAGATAGACATTACTACACTTATTCGAGAGGGCTTTCTTGTACCGCCAAAGTCATATGTAATTGACTGTGGTGTAAAAGATAAGCTGAATGATGTTGCTATCAGAGGAAACGACTTCGACATGGAGCAAGTCGAGTCCATCATGAACCGTAAGGTTATCAATCAAAAAGTAGTAGAAGAATACATAAACCATGCTGATGGCAGAAAGACGGTTGTATTTTGCAGTACAGTCAAACACGCAGAAGATCTGCTAGAAGAGTTTTTAGAGCAAGACATAAAAGCTGATTTGGTCACAGGAGAGACACCAAAGGCAGAGAGGGCGCAAACACTGCACGATCTAGCTCATGGTGATGTTCAGGTTGTGGTCAACGTATCTGTGCTTACAGAGGGCTTTGATGCGCCACCAGTGTCGTGCATCATTCTAACCAGACCATGTTCTCAGAAAGCCACAATGGTGCAGATGATTGGGCGTGGCTTACGAACGATAGATCCAGAAGAGTTTCCTGATCTGGTCAAAAGGGACTGCATTGTTCTGGACTTTGGCACAAGCATATTTACGCACGGATCGTTAGAAGATGCTGTAAACCTAGACGAAAAGCAGAAGGGCGAAGCACCGCTCAAGCAATGTCCAGAGTGTGAAGCCGTTGTGCCTATGAGTGCCAAGATCTGTCCTATCTGTGATCATATATTTGACAGTGGCGAGAAAGAAGAAAAAGAAGAACTTCATACATTTGAAATGACAGAGTTTGATCTCATGCAGATGTCTCCATTTAGATGGATGGATATGTTTGGAGATCAAAGTCTGCGTATGGCTATGGGCTTTGAGGGCTTTGTTGGGGTTGCAAACACCTCAGATCTATCAGTCGCATTTGGCAAGAGATCTAAGGGTAAAATAAGGGTTCTTGCAGTCGGTGGTGGTACACAAGCTACGGCGGCTGCAGATGATTTCTTACGAGAGATCGAGGACGGCAATGCCGCCAAAAAGACAAAAAGGTGGCTAGATCAACGATTAACGGATAAACAAAGAGTACACCTTGCTACTCAGGGGATAAATGTCGAGCCATTTGACTTCTCTTGGACGAAGTACAGGGCAGCTTGTATGCTTAGTTTCTTATGGAACAAGCGTACAATCGAGACAACAGTGGAGAGGTATCTATGAAAGACGTAAAAACGCGATGGGCAGTATATGATGATGGGCTTAAAATTTGGTTTGATGGTGAATTGGTTGCCAAAATTGATCCAAGTGAATTTAAGCACATGGTTTCGGATCTTGCGTTATGGTTAAGGCACAATGACGCAGAGGATCAGGGTGATGGCAAAATTTGAGGTTTTCCTAGTTTTAGCGAAGAGAAAAGATAACGGTGAAGTTTATACAGATGATTTGGAATATGTTTGTTTTTGCGATGATACCTATAAACACGCTCACATGAGCGATGCAACAAACGAACTTATTCAAGAGGAGGTAAATGCGTCTGAGGATCAAGTATTGTTCGGGTCAGCAGATGTATTTGTAAAAGATGAAGTGAAGTTAAAAATAACCTTTAGAAGCAAAGATTGCACTACTGAAGAAGTAGATAACATATTGGATCTTATTTTAGAGGAAACAGATCGAACAATACACTGAGGAGGATGTATGAGTAACGAACCAAAGCCAATAAAAGAGTTGGCATTTATATTAGGAACATTTGGTTGGGATACCAAGTTCTCTGATCTCTCAGAAGATCAGGTTCATGTATTAATATTTGCTTTGCAGGAAGCATCAAAACTATCAGAGGAAATAGAAATTGGAAAGCTCGAAGACAAATACTATCAGTCAACAGGCGCTTGGCCTTCTACCAGTATCCCCTTCTGATCCTCAAGCAGAGGCAATATCGCAAGCAGTAGACAAAGCTATCGTAGAAAAGAATAGCAAACGCGAGAGAAGAAAATACTTAGGAGCATCAAGCATAGGTGACGAGTGTAGTCGAAAGATACAGTATCGGTACTTAAACTATCCACAGGACGAGGGTTCGGGCTTCAGTGCAAGAACACTCAGGATATTCGAGTTCGGTCATTACATCGAAGACTACGCTGCAATGTGGCTACGCGATGCAGGGTTTGATCTGCGAACGGAAGATAAAATGGGACAGCAGTTTGGCTTTTCCATAGCTGATGATGAAATCAAAGGACACATAGATGGTGTGATCTGTGGTGGTGACGTAGATATGGGCTATCCATGTCTATGGGAAAACAAGTCAGCAAACGATCAGAAATGGAAAGGCTTTCAGCGCATGGGGGTAAGCAAGGCAAATCCCGTTTACGCTACTCAGATCGCCTTATATCAAGCGTACATGGATCTTACAGAACACCCTGCGCTCTTCACAGTGGTAAACAAGAACACATCTGAGATTTACTACGA